ATACAGCCTTGCCCAGATGGCAAAGCAAATACTTGACGAGTCAAAGAAAAAGGCAGGTAAAGCTCAGTTACAAATAGAAGATTATTTGACAGAGTGTCAGTTCAATGCCGAAGTACGCAAAGTGATTGATGACGTTGTTGCTGCTGGGACAGGAATAATTAAAGGCCCGTTCCCAATAAAACGCAAAGCGCGCAAGGTGACGCATGAAAACAATGTCACTAATATGGTTATTGTCAACCAAATAAGGCCGGCATCAAAGCGCATAAGCTACTGGAATTTTTATCCTGATCCTTCATGTGGTGATAATATTCATAATGGCGCATACACATGGGAAAAAGACAAGATTACAGCTCGTCAATTGCTGGCATTGAAAGGGATGATGGCTAGTGATGGTAGCGCATACTATATTGATGACCAGATAGACAGGGTTATAAAAGAAGGCCCGCTAAAGAAACATGAGTTAACAGACTCAAGACCAAGCCTGGCGGATAAATTCGACATTTGGTATTACTACGGTACGGCAAACAAAGAAGATTTAGACGCTGCTGATTGCGATTGCGAAGATGACAGCATTGCGATGGATGTTTTTGTGGTCATGGTTAATGATCGAGTTATCAAGGCTTCATTGCATTCGCTTGATTCTGGCGAGTTCCCATACGATGTAATGGTTTATCAGCAAATGTCTGAGACATGGACAGGCAAAGGATTAGGCCGTCAAATCAGAGAACCGCAGCGCATTATTAATGCTGCGGTGCGGAACTTACTGGACAATGCTGGAATAGGTGGTAGCCCCATACTTGTTCTTGCCGATGGCGTACAGTCAGATGACGGCGAGGCAATTGAGTTTAAGCGCGGCCTAGTATTGCGAATAAGCTCCGATGCAATGATTCAAGATGCAAGGCAAGCCGTTCAGCCGATTGTCATCCCGATTATCTCAAATGAGCTGATTGCAATCCTACAGCTTGCTCAGAAGATGGCTGAGGATGTAACGGGTATGCCAATGCTTCTGCAAGGACAGCAAGGTAGCGCACCAGATACCGTTGGCGGTATGCAAATGCTTGAGGCTAATAGTTCTGCGACCAGGCGCAACATCGCTAAGCTGTTTGACGATAAAATGATTGTGCCTCATATCACTCGATATTATGAGTGGATGATGATTCATGGCGATGATGATGATGCCAAGGGGGATTTCCAGATAAGTTCGCGTGGCTCAACCGTATTGTTTGAGCGTGATGCAGCAAGGCAAGCACTATTACAAATGGGGCCAATGCTAGGAAACCCTGCATTTGGACTTGACCCTAGGCGTTACTTGTCTGAGGTATGTAAGGCATCGAGAGTTGATAAAGACTCTATCAGCTTTACCGCTGAAGAATTGAAGCAACAAGCCGAAGCAGCCCAACAGCAACCGCCACAAGATGCTGCTATGGCAATTGCTAAGCTGAAAGGCGACTATGATATTAAGCATGAGCAGTTACGGCAGGATGGTTCGTCGAAAGAACTTGAGTCACGCACCAAGATTGCAGAACAGGAGTTTGCATTTAAAACTCAACAAGCAGAGCTTGATAGGCAGCATGAATTACAGATAGAGAATTTGCGCTTTCAGGTGGAGATTATGAGATTATCAGAATCTTCTAATATATCAATACAGAAGATTAAAGCTGACTTAGCCATGACAACTAATAAGCTATCAGTGCAAAAACAGCTATCATCACAGGACAAAGAGCACCAAGTAAACATGCAAGCAATCGCACCGCCAACAGAGCCGGCAGGTCGCGCCGCACCGGGACATTCTTTTCAACAATAAGGGTATAAAATGAAAGCTGAAATAACAAAAGAAGGTAAATTGCTGTTAATCCCAGCGTCACACAGCGAAGAATTTGCATTGGCAAGCTGGCTGAATGATAAGAACGGCAATTCAGCAGAATTAACCGCTTACTTTGAACAAGGGCATAGTGATTTTTACATCACATTGGCCGAGGCAAGCAAAGTTGTAGACGAAGATGCGGCAGCTTGAAGAACATGAATTGCAGCATAGCAGTTTCCTAGCTATACAGGAACACTTTGTCGATAGGTTGGAAAAGCTACGCAAGACGCTTGAAGGCAATCTTGATGCAGAGCAAACCAACACAGTAAGAATACAAATTAGGGAATGTAAGTCGATACTGGCTTTCAATCCAAAATACATGCCTGACTGAGTACGGGCTAACAGTAAACATAACGGCGCAAGTCCTTATGAATGGAGTTTAAATCATGGATGAAAATGAGTTAGTTGATTCTTTTAACGCAGGGTTCGATGACGAAATAGAAGTTGCCGCCGTAGAGGTGCCGACAGAAGTAGCGGTCGAAGAACAAGGAGACGAACAGGAACCCACTGAATATCAAAAACTTGAGCAGCTTTTTAATGACCGGCTGGAAGAAAAAAGCCGAGAGTTAGAATCTAGGTTTGAGGAAAGGTATCAGAAGGTAACGGGTAAGCTCGGCGAATTTAACCGAAAATTATTAGATTCACAATCAACAGGAAAGTCCTTAAGCATTACCAAGGACGATTTAAAGTATGTGACTGAGAATTTTGGGGAAGAATTTGCAGAAGGCCTTGCTAATGATTTGGCAGGATTGAAAGGCAGTTCAGGTGGTGAAGATACTCTTAAGGAGTACATAAAAGCCATCGAATATAAGCAAAACGATCATATCATTTCAATGAAGCACAAAGGCTGGGAGCAACTGGTTCAGGGCGGTGATTTTAATGAGTGGTTTTCAGGATTGTCACCTGACGCTCAGATAGACTCCGATAATCCTATTGATATTATTGACTTGCTAGACAGCTACAAAGAGCTGAAGGCTATGTCGGCAGACGCTGACTTCTTAGCGTGGAAGCAAAATGTAGGGGTAGCAATACCCAATGAACTAGTGATTGATACATACAAAGGATGGAAAGATCTATCAAGCCTAAACGGATTTTCGGAATGGGCCGGTAGGATCACTGACGAGAACACACGTTACCGTATTGGTAGAGATACCAGTAAGCAGTTTATGGATTCTGCAAAACAAGCGTTTTTAGAGCAAAAAGGACTTAATTCATCTAAGCCAAAAGACACTAAACAGGTGAACAAGCGGTTAGAATCTGCTATATTACCTAAGACAACATCAGATTATGCGGGCCAAGGGACTGGTCTTGAGGATTATTTCTTGTCTGCGTTCGACGATTAAACTTTTTTTAAAGGATTAAAAAATGGCTATTCAAAATTATGCTTTAACGCCTGGACGAATTGAGAAATTCAAAGGCGAAATCATCAAGGCGACATTAGTTAAGGAAATCTTAGCTAAATGTGGTCGTCAAATTCAAATGCCTAAGAACAACAGCAAAACTTATGTTGCTCGTACCTGGGTTCCTTATGGTGCAACAGCTTCAAAAACCGGCACTGACAACAGAAATACTCGTTTTACTTCTACTGGTCAAGCTGGTGTAGATCGTGCGGCTGTTGTTGTTAATGCGCATCTGTCATCTGACGGCGTTTCAAGTTCATCTGATACATTGGTTCCTTTGGATTACACGGCAACAATGAGAGCTTACGAATGTAGCTATTCATTCTCTCGTGAAACCCAAGACCTTTACGAAGATGATATTCCTGGCACTATGAAGGAATTGATTGCTGACCGTGTGTCTTTTGTAAATGAAACCATCAACTACAATGCATTGCGTAGTTGCTCTAATATCTTTTACGGCGACACCACATCCGCTTCTGGCACAGCCGCTACATCAATTGCCACAGTTGGTAACAGTATGACATTGAAGATGTTGCGTCGTATTGCTCGCTCTTTGCTTGCTAACTCAGCCAAGCCAGTGTCAAAGCTGTTGAAGGCTGGCCCTGCAATCAATAGCGTTCCTGTTGCACCTGCTTTCTTTGTGTACATTCATACTGATCTCGTAAGCGATTTAAGAGCATTGGGTGGCAGCAGCACAAATACCAGCGGCTTCTTCCCTGTTGAAAACTATGTTAATCCTGGCGATGCGGTTCCTGGCGAAGTAGGTAAGCTTGAAAACTTCCGTTTCATTGCTTCACCATTCTGGCCTTCATTGTTATCAGCTGGCGCGGCTACTGCCGGAGCTGCTGGCATGGTTAGTATCTTAGGTACAAACAATGACGTTTATCCGTTCTTTGTTTTAGGCGAAGATGCTTATGCTCAGA